ATGGAGTTGACGTTGTACAGTCTACCAGCACTGGCGAGGTGGTAGGCGAGTTAAGCACACGCAAGCTAACAGTTGCGGCGGCGATTCAGAGACTTGAGCTCAAATTGGCAAGCGATAGGGGAAAAGCCTCCCACGAAAAGGCAAAACGAGGAAAGGCGCGAGGTTCAAGGCCTACGCGCGAAGGCGGCTGCTCCGACTCAAGTTCGGAGCCCGCAGAAGTGGTAAACACGGTGGCAGATGTCGACGCAATTGACATTTCCCCACAAATCGGAACATACTCGACCGATGAACATAGCACACCCTTCACCCCATATGAGGAGTGTGTCGAGGAGGTTGAAATGACCCCCGCGGAGATAAGTTTCAAGACTTCCATTCTCTTTTACACTCAGTACTTAGCCATTAAGTCAGAACACCCCGGATGTCGGGACTGGCCTAAATTGGTTGAAGATGGGTATTCCACGCGCTGGTCGTTGTGGGAAAGGTGGTGGAGGTCAGGGTCCAACAACCCTGAATCTGAATTCTGGGCCGACCTATTTATGAAGGCAAGAAGTGATCGCCGTTTGACCGACGACGAACTTTTGAAAATAGCCAAGGACGGTGTTAAGAAGTTCAGATACCCCAGGGTTGCGCAGAAACTTGCAGACGACGTTAAGCTAAAAGTTAACCTGACACGCACCCAAGCGTGTAGAATGGTTGCTAGACGCGAACTTGTTAACGTTGCGAGTAAATACAATATTCGCAACACAGACCTGTCGTCCATCCTCCCCTACGCTTTGGAGCTGTGCTTCATAGCAACAAACGATGAGCAAACAGCCTTAGTCTTGGCAAGTTCCAGCTCAGCCGTCGATATTGGTCATGCAATGTCCTCGGAACGTAAGACAGGAAACCACTGGCTTACTCGGTGGCTTTCGGGTGCAGCCCGAACAGCCGCTGAATTCGCCCCATGAGGGGGCTTCGGTCGTGTATTGGGTATCAATTGCAAATTAACAACTTGTCACCTCAAGATACCAGGTCTAACAATACGTAGAGACCCGAAGAGACCCCTAAAAGCACGTAGTGCACCCATAATGATTGGATTGGTCCCGAACATTATATACGCGCTTTACAATGACAATGTAGATACAGCACTGAGAGTTATCAAAGAGAGGGTCTTCTTTGTAAAAGATAACAATCAGTTTGTGGTACCGCCGCAACCAGCCAGCCACCTTGACTTTTTTGAGAGAATGTCAAAATTCAAGGCGGCCCTCGATAAAACCTACGAACATTGCCCGATAATGACTATGGATGATTTCCTTAGTTCCTATGTCGGCCAACAAAAGGAGGTTTATTCGAAAGCTGCTCGCAGTTTGCTCATCCGTCCCCTTGAAGACAACGATGCATTTATAAGCATGTTTGTTAAAACGGAAAAAGTGAACTTCAGCGATAAGCCGGATAGCACCCCAAGGGGGATCAGTCCAAGATCCCCTAGGTACCACGTATCACTAGGACCTACAATAAAGACAATAGAGAAGAGAATTTATAAACGAATCGACAAAGTGTTTGGCTCACCCACGGTGTTCAAGGGCATGAATGCCCACACCAGAGGCAAGATCTTGTTTGAGAAATGGAACAAATTCAAAAACCCAGTCGCGATAGGAATGGACGCAAGCAGATTTGATCAGCACGTCTCAAAGATCGCGCTCATCTGGGAGCACAGCTTCTACAAGAGATATAATAAATCAAAACGCTTCAACAAATTACTACAACATCAGCTACATAACAAATGCTTTTACCGAGGCCCCGACGGCGACATCAGCTATGAGGTGGAAGGAACTCGCGCAAGCGGGGACATGAACACCTCCCTCGGTAACGTACTGTTAATGTGTGGCTTGATAAATTCATACCTTTCGGAGGTTGGAGTTAGCAAGTACGAGTTGGCTAATGATGGGGATGATTGTGTCCTCATTGTAGAGATTGAGCAAGCGAACATCTTGAAAAAATATATTAGAAGCTGGTTTCGAGGAATGGGTTTCACAATGAAGCTCGAGGAAGACGTTACGGTGTTTGAGAAAATCGAATTTTGTCAGTCTCATCCTGTCTGGACGAGCGACGGGTATGTAATGACCCTGAGCCCGAAAAACGGATTGGCGAAACAATGCCTCAGCATAAACCACATACCCAATGGTAATGCAATGAAGAGATGGCTCAGCACGTTAGGAAAAGGAGGCATGACCCTCGCGGGCCAAATACCCATTTGGCAGGAGTTTTACCAACACTGCATAAAAAGCAGTAATGGCGCAAAAATCATAAAAGGTGATCCCACCATGAGAACTGGATTCTACATGCACACCATTAAGGACATGCGCAGAGAGTATGGAACAATTCACCCGCGAACTAGGTACTCTTTTTACCTTGCATTCGGTATTTCCCCCGCAGAACAAGTGATCCGTGAAAGACAAATCGCGTGCGAAGCCAGCACCATTTTCAGCGATAGAGTTGTGCAGATCGAGGAAGTTAAACACGCCGGAAACATTATTTAATTCTCTTACCACTGTGGTTGTACGTTAACCACCCTATGCAAAACGTACATTGCTCGTTAAATCGGGCTTTTAGCCAGTCGGATAAGGCGCGAACCGATCAATCAGCGCGTGAGTGTATGGACTAAGCGGTGTGCATTACAATAATCGGTGTGCACCAACATCACGCGGCTACCAGATGGCTAAGGAGTAACCATCATTGGGTCTGTGATGTCTTAAAAGGACCAAAACGGTTTCCGTGCTAACCAAAACGCCGAGAGACTGCACGGCTCCACCCTTAAACAAGGGGACCACCGATGTACAGTCCCATCTTGCCTGTGGTATCCAATATTATGCAAAAGAAAAATGAAAAGAAAACCTGGTCACAGCAAAGAAATAAAGCTTACGCCAAAAGAGAAAAATCAGGAATCCGAGGACCTGCCCAAAACCTCGGAATGGCCGGCGGTGCTATCGCAGGCGGCTTCGTTGGTGGCCCGTATGGTGCCGCGATCGGGGCCTCAATGGGAGACGCGATTGGAAAAGGGATCGGTTATATCACCGGTTCTGGGGACTATCGAGTTGCTCCCGGACGTGGAGTGCCCTCTTTCTCCAAGAATGAGTGCACAACCATCACCCATCGAAGTTACATCACCGATATCACTTCCTCCTCCGTTGCCGGCGCATTTTCGATCCAGAAGTACGCTATCAACCCAGGACTCAGTGGTTCCTTCCCTTGGCTTGCGGCGATCGCAACCAATTATGAAGAGTATGAGTTCGATGGACTCGTTTACGAGTTTGTGAGCACCTCCGGCGATAGCGTTGGCAGCACGACTACTTCACTGGGTACAGTCATTTTGGCCACCCAGTACGATCCAACCAAACCGAACTTCGACACGAAGCAAGGCATGGAGAACTACAGTTTCAGTCAGTCTGCCAAACCTAGTTGCAGCATTCTACATGCGGTTGAGTGTAAGAAGAATCTGTCCCCAGTTAAGTGTTTGTATGTCAGAAGTGGCAACAACACCTCCGACTTGAGATGGACCGATTTCGGAAACTTCTACATTGCAACCGTGGGTATGCAGGCAGCCAGTGTCACCCTAGGTGAGCTCTGGGTGTCGTTCAAAGTGAAGTTGAGAAAGCCTCGATTGCCGCAAACTGTCGGCATCGCAGGCCGTATCGCAAGCGCAACTTTGTACAACACCAATTCAACGACCCTCTCCCCTGCTGGAACCGGTTCGTTGACCACTGGGCTCATCAACATCACTGCCGCAAACGGGCTTATCACCTGGAATGCTATCCCGCAGTCTTATTACATTGTCACCGTGCGTATGACAGCGACTAATGTAATTCTGACCGGATGGGCAATGGGACCGAACACTGCACAGGCAGCTCGGTTCCAAAACGCCTCCTCTGTTGAGATTACCACACCGCAAAACGCAACCACCCAGATCACTTCCCAGTGCATTCAGTGCACGGCAACATCTGGTAATGAGGTTAACTGCCAAGTGCTTGTGCCCGGGACCATAACAGGTGCGGGCACTGCATTGATAGTCATCACTCAGGTTGACGACGACTTTGGGTTGTAACGCCATAAATGTTACAGATCACTTTAAATATACGTGAGGGCAAACACGGATCTTATAGAAACGCCAAAGGGACAGAGTTGCGCCTGATCCTGTAGGACAGCAATGTAACGAAAAATCCTAGCATGTAGTGCTAGGTGGGCTTCGTTATAGACCAC